CTAAAAGAAGCCATAGCTTTGGGAATTTCAGAAACTGAAAACGCCTTTGCCTACAAGCATATCAAAGCGTTTTATGACCAAGCCCCAACGGGTACCCCCCTATGGGTAATGCTCGTATCGGATGCCACTACTATGACGGCAATGCTCGACAAAGATGGTGCTTTTGCACCTACCCTTATTGCTGATGCCAAAGGGGCTATCCGCGTGCTTGGGGTAGTGAAAAAGGCTACTGGTAGCGAGACTATCACCGCAGGCTTAGACGCCGATGTGCAGACAGCTGTAGTGAAAGGGCAGGCTCTTGCCCAGCACTTTGAAAAGAAGTATATGCCTTTTAGGGTAGTCGTGTCGGGAAATAGTTGGAATGGCAAGGTAGCAGACCTTACTAATTTCTCTGAAAACGAACTTAACAAAGTGGCTTGTTTTATCGGGAATGACGATAAGGAGAAAGAAGCATCAGTTGGTTTGTTCTTAGGGAAAATAACCAAAATACCCGTACAACGCAAAATTCACCGCGTAAAGGACGGCAGCGTATTACCCCTGGTAGCATACTTTACCGACGGCACCACTATCGACAGCAAAGCCGACCAATGGGACGCGCTTGACGACAAAGGGTATATCTTCTTTCGCACCTTTGTAGGGCGTTCGGGCTACTACTTTTCGGGCGATAATACTCTTACCAAGCCTACTGACGACTTTAAAAGCCTTAGTAATGGCTTAGTAATGGACAAAGCAATGCTCCTAAGTTATGGAGTATTGGTAGAGGAACTCAGCGACGAGGTGTTACTATCCGAAGACGGCAGTATTCACCCCGCTATTATCAAGGGTTGGCAAACCAAACTTGAGAGTACCCTGCAAAGCCAAATGGTATCGCAGGGCGAGCTATCAGCGGTAAAGATTGATATAGATCCAAAGCAACGTGTGCTACAAACGGGTAAAGTGGTGATAGGTATCAAACTGTTACCCGTAGGTTATGCCGACTTTATAGAGGTAAACATCGGTTTTACTACAACAGTCAATTAGTAGATTAGAAAATTAGCAAATTATGGCAACATTCGACAGCAAACAATATGCGTGGTGTAACCTCTCTATCGTCTTTGGCGGGCGCATTATCATAGGAGTTACAGAGTTGGAGTACACCGAGAAACAAGAGAAAGACTTTCTTTATGGGCGCGGGTGCAAACCTCACGGAGTGGTGGCGGGCAACCGTAGTTATGAGGGTAAAATAAGCCTTTGGCAAAGTGAGGCAGAAGCAATGACACGAGACGCGCCGAACAATGATATACTTAGCCTTAGCTTTGACCTTGTCGCTTCCTACGTGCCTTTGGACGGCGGACAGATAGTTACCGATATTCTCAAGCACGTGGAATTTACCGAAGTGAAAAAAGGAATGAAGCAAGGCGATAAGAATATGATTATGGAGCTTCCTATTATATTCACTGATATAAAGAGACAAGCCTAACAAATTAAACAATAACAAAATGTCTGTGCGGCTCGCACTTTAAAAACCTTTTAAAAGCAGTTTAAAATGATAACTAAAGAACAAATAGAAGAATGGAAAAAGCAGTACAACGATATTTATGTACTGAATATTGATGGTAAAAAGGCGTATTTGCGTACGCCCGACCGACAAACCCTTAGTTGTGCCTCTACTTTGGCGACTAAAGACCCGCTAAAGTTTAACGAAGTGGTGCTCAATAACTGTTGGTTGGGTGGCGATGAGGAGATAAAGACAGACGATGCGCTGTTTCTCGCCGCCAGTAGCAAACTACCCGACCTTATACAAATCAAAGAGGCTACCTTGGAAAAGCTCTAAGTGATGCGGAGATAGACGAGGGGCGGGATTGGCTTCGTATCACTAACGCTTCCTTGCGTTACTATATGCACATTGCCAATCCCGAGGACCTCACCGATACCCAGTGGGCTATGCGAGTAAAAGAATTAGAATGGCTTAGACAAAAAGAAAAGGAACAATAATCACCAATGGCAGACTTATTACAATATACCTTATCCTTACGCGATATGGTAAGCGACCGCTTGCAACGCATCAATATTACTACTGATGCGATGCTTGACCGCTTTGGCTCTTTGGAACGATTGCAGAGGCAGGTGTCGCAAGAGTTTAGCCAAATGGGCTCTTCGGTGAGCACCTTGCAGAGTCGTATTAACTTATTGCGCGCTGAGCGTGATTTGTTGCCTGCTAATGGACTTACAACCATTCGCACTTATAATCGTGAAATCAACCGCTTAGAAAGGCAGGTTACCCACTTGCAAAACAACACGGGCGGTCGCCTGCGCTCGTGGTTCTCTCAAGCTATGGCAGGGCTACCTGGTTTGGCTACCAACCCTCTTATATTGGCGGGAGCCGTGATAGGGGGAAGTATCCGCAAGGGTATGGAAGCCGACCTACAACAATCTAACATTACTACTTTGCTTCGTGGCGATGTAGAAAAAGCCAAAGCCTTATATGCTCAGCTCTCTGATTATGGGGTAAAAACACCCTACGACAAGGCAGGGCTTATTGAAGCACAGAAGACGATGATGTCCTTCGGGCTTTCCTCTGAGTTTGCTTTTGGCAAGCTCAAGAACATAGGCGACATCGCAATGGGCGATGCGCAAAAGATGAAGAGCCTATCACTTGCTTTTGCGCAGGCTACTTCAGCTGGCAAGCTACAAGGGCAGGACTTAATGCAGATGATAAACGCGGGCTTCAACCCCTTGCAGGTGATTAGCGAACGCACGGGCGAGAGTATGGCACAGCTCAAAGAGCGAATGAGCAAAGGAGGTATTTCGGCGCAAGAGTTGGCACAAGCCTTTGAATGGGCAACCGATAAACAAGGGCTATTCTACCAAGGTGCAGAAAAGGCGGGGCAAACCCTCAGCGGTAAGTTCAACAAGATGATGGACTCTATCACCGAGCTTGCGCTAAAAGTGTATGAGGCTATTAGCCCTATACTTGGTCCCTTGGTAGACCTTATGGCAGTTATATTTTCAAGTATAGGAGGAGGTATAGGCTGGCTCATTCAGAAGTTTCAAGAGGCTAACCCCGTGGTGCTTCTCGTAGCAGGAGCTATAGGCGTCTACGCAACAGCTATGATACTACATAACACCTATACAGCTATTGCTACCGCTTGGCAAAATAGGCTCACCTGGGCAGTGATTAAGACAAACCTTGCTTTTTTAGCCAACCCTATTACGTGGATAATAGCGGGTATTATAGCCCTTATTGCTATCATTGCTTATTGTATTGTAGGCGTAAGTGGTTGGGGCAAGGCGTGGGATAACACTGTACAAGGTATGAAGTATATATGGGAAGCCTTTATACTCACCTATAAAGCTCATTGGAATACAGCTGTTAATGCTTTTATGGCGGGTATAGATGCCTGTAAGCTCGCTTGGTATAAATTCAAAGAAGCGGTTGGTTTAGGCGATAGTTCCGAGAACCAAGCGATGATTGCCAAGATACAAAACGACTTGCAAGAGCGTGCCAAATCGGTAACTGAAGGATATAAGAAGGCAGGCGAGGCAGGGGCTAAAGCTAAAGAAGCCTTTGGTAAAATAGGGGACTCTTTAGAGTTCAAGAGCTTTAAGGAAGTAAAAGACGGGCTAATGGGCAAGCTGGGTATGAAAACCGAAAGCAGTCCTACGCCAGGGATAAGTCCTATTACGGGAGAAACTACTGCTACTACGGGAGAAGGTACTAAAACCAAGGACAACATCGTATCAGGAGGCACCCGACAAACGCATATCAATATACAGATAGGCAATGTAGGCACTGATACTAAGGTATATGTTTCCTCTGTACGTGAAGGAGTAGAGAACTTTGGAGCAATGGTCAAGGAGGAACTTCTTAGGGCTATCAATAGTATAAACCAAATGCAGACAGCTTAATGAAAGATATACTAATAGATGAGGAAAACGATTTGCGCCTATTAGCAGGTGATTTTGAGGTGGGGTACTCTGATGACCAACAGCAAAAGGCTATCCTTACTACTGAGAAGGGTGAATGGAAAGAGCACCCCGAAGTAGGGGTAGGCATCGCCCAAATGCTCGCCGATGACCTCTATACCGAAGTACTCATTGAAATAAAAAAACAGTTGGAGTATGACGGTATGCAGATTAACGATGTAGCCCTACAAGAGGACGGCAAATTACTAATTGATGGACAATATAATTAAACTATGGCACTAAACAAACAAGCCCTTCAACAAGGCATTATCGCCTTACAACAAGATATGCAACGAAAAACAGATACCTCAATGGAAGAGTATGCCGAACGCTTAGCCTCTCTTATTGATGACTTTGTTAAGAGTGGCGAGGTAACAGTGCAAGCAGGAATCACCCTACAAGCAGGGACTTATACGGGTGCAACAACAAGTGAAGGAAAAGGGAAAATAACTTAAAAACACATATCACAATGGAATGGATATCAGAAGTATTTAAAGAGCATTTTGGTTCGTTTATCGGAATGGTATTATCGGGCTTAGCAGGTTGGTTCTTTGGTCGCCCCAAGCAGCAAATGGAACTACAAACCTCCGAACTTGACAATGTAGACAAGGCTGTGAAGATATACCGAGAGATGATAGAAGACTTAGGCACCAAGTACGCCAATGCTATTGAGGAACTCAAACACGCTAACCAACGCATTAAGGACTTAGAAGCCTCAGTAGAGGAACTTCTCACTGAATTAAAGAAGTACAAGCAACTCAACGGTAAAGCAAAATGACAATCACCGCCCTACATAATCAAAGCCTCCTCGACCTCGCCCTGCAACACACGGGCACGATAGAAAGCGTCTTTGAGTTTGCCGAAGCCAACTCTATTAACATCACTGATGATGTGCAAGCGGGCAAAACCTTAGTACTGCCCGCCGAAACATTCACTAATAAAGATATTTTAGGCTACTACACTGCAAAGAACTTACAGCCAGCAACCGCCTTTTCTAAGGAAGACGAACAAGTAGCTAAACGCCTTGAGGGTATTAGTATTTGGTCGATAAACCTTGATTTTATAGTAAGTAAAGAATAAAAACCTTATGAACAACCTACAATTATACAACGCCGATAACTTAGAGGTAATGGCAACCCTCGCCGATGAGAGTATTGATGTAATTTGCATTGACCCTCCATACTTATACCTCAAAAACCAAAAGCTGGAACGCCCTTTTGACGAACCCAAGTTTTTTGCTGAATGCAAACGCCTCCTTACTAAAAAAGGCTTTATTGTGATGTTTGGGCGTGGCACTTCCTTTTACCGTTGGAATACCATATTAGACGACTTAGGCTTTGTATTTAAAGAGGAAGTAATTTGGGATAAGAGACGAATTACCAGTCCTGCCTTACCTTTGGGAAGGCGACACGAAAGCATTTCAGTATATACAAAGAGAGAAGGGCAGATAAATGATGTATTAGTACCTTATGAGGAGCATAAGTTCTTTGATATTGATAAAATAGTAAATGATATTAGTAGGGTTGAAAGTACTTTAAAGAAGCCTCATTTATTAGCTCATATTAAACACTGTTTAAAAGATAAGAAAAGAGTAGAAGATGTTATTTATTCAGCAAAAAGAGATAAGTATAAGGTAACCTATAATGGTAATGTTGTAAATAAAGATGTAGGGATAGCTACTTTGAATACCTTTTTGATAGGTAATAAAGAAACATCTGTTATATCAGACTTTGGCGTAAAATATAAGAAAATACACCCAACTCAAAAACCCGTCCGACTATTAGAACGCCTTTTAGCATTGGTTATCCCCAAAGACAAACCCCGCAATGAGATAGTAGTAGCCGACTTCTTTGCAGGGAGTATGAGCTGTATGGAAGCCGTTCACAATATGGGTATGCGTGGCATTGCTACCGAAATAGACGAAGAGTACTTTGAAAAAGGCAAACAACGCATTGAGAGCTTACAACCCCTAATTATCAATCATTAACCTATGGCACGCACTATACAAGATATACAAACCCTTATCCTCCAAGCCAAAGCACAAGAGCCTGCACTGGATAGCCTCAACAGCACCTCCAAAGTAGCGATTTGGCGATTGTGGGTCTATATTATAGCGGTGGCTATATGGAGTTTGGAGAAGCTATTCGATCAGCATAGGGCAGATATTGACAAACGTTTGGCAGAACTCAAACCACATACCGCACGTTGGTACAGAAGCAAAGCCCTTGCCTTTCAGTATGGTTTTGATTTGTTACTCGACAGCGATACCTTCAATAACCAAGGGCATACAGAGGAAGCCATAGAAGCAAGTAAGATAGTCAAGTACTCGGCAGTAATAGAAAGCAAAAACGAGGGGCGTTTGATAGTAAAAATAGCAGGCGAGCAAGGCGACACGCTCCAACCTATCACCGAACCCCAAAAGCAAGCCTTTGAAGCCTACTTACAAGAAATCAAAGACGCGGGGGTGCGCCTATCGGTAGTGAACTACCAACCCGATATACTTCACTTGCAAATGAAAATCGTCTATGACCCTTTGGTATTAGATAGCAACGGACAAAGTATCATTCACGCCACCAAGCCCGTAGAAAAGGCTATTAAAGACTATTTAAAACGCCTACCCTTTAACGGTGAGCTCGTATTAGCGCACCTTATTGACGCGCTGCAACAAGCTGAAGGAGTAAAGATACCGCATTTAGTGCTCGCCCAAAGTAAGAACATCACCAGCGGTGGAGGCTATGGAGCGTTTGAGACCATAGAGATAAGTAAGATACCCACCGCAGGCTATTTTACCATTGATAACTTTAACGATATAATCTATACCAGTAATGTATAACCTTAATATCGACAAACTGCTCGTGCTGCTAACCCCTACCTTCCTGCGCAAGCCGAAGCTCATAGCGTGGTTACGCACCTTAGCAACCCCCTTGCACAAACTGCTGTACGACTTTCAGCAAGCTCGCCAAGCCGACTTGTACGACTTGGCTCACAACAGCCAAGTATGCTATTTGCGCAAGGCTCTAAATGATGAGTTTGACGACGAACAACGGCGCATACGTATTGAGGACGGCAAGCAGAAACAAAGATTGTATATCTACCCCCGCAGTGCTAACAAACCCCTATATTTAGGAAAATTTTTCCTCTACCAACGAGGCGACTATATCGACGGGGGAGTAGACTTTATAGTGGTATTGCCACAAGGTTTAGAATACGACAAATACAAGTTAGAAGCCCTCGTGAACTTCTATAAATTAGCTGGTAAACGATGGGAAATAAATCATAACTAAAACCGTTACCCCGTGCGGATTGTCCCTCCCTTTCGAGGAGGGAAACGGGGAGAGGATTATGAATAAGTTACATACAGAACACAACGCAGGCTATCCCTTTGATGTTGGTTTTCTCGCTTTTATGCAAAATGCCTACAACCTATTTAACCATTTTGGACACCTTGCAGGCAATAAGGCGATTATTTCGGGTTGTGAGGAGATAGGCAACACTATCACCCCTGGCACTGTCTTTATTAACGGAGAACTTTTCCCCTTTGAAGGAGGTGCTAAAGGTGATACCGTTATCATCAAAGAAGAAACCAATGAGGTAACCTTTGAGGATGGTTTTTTGCGCCCCTTAGAAACCATTCGCACAGCCGCTTTTGGTAGGTCTACTCCTGAGAAGACTTTCAATTGGGAAGACTTTAAGCGTGTGTACAATCTCCAATATTTAGGAGAAAATAAAACAGATAACACCGAGACAAAAAAGCTCCTTGAGCGCATTGAAAAATTAGAAAAACAAAAGCAAGCCGTACCTATTGGACTTATCGCCTTATGGGGAAAGCCCGCCTCAGAAATACCCGCAGGCTGGCGTGAGTACGTGAACCTACGCGGTAAAATGCCTATAGGTCTCGACCCAGACTATGTGAAGACAAAAGACGATGTACAAGACTATCGCCTCAACGCACTCAACCAAAGTGGCGGCGAACGCTCGCACAAACTCACCATAGCCGAAATACCTTCGCATAGTCATAATATAGAAGGACTTCCTACACAAATAAATGATACCGATAGAGGAATAGGGCATAACTCACAATTCAGTATAGATGATATTGACACTCGTACTTCAACAAGTACTGGTGGCGACCAGCACCACAACAATATGCCTCCTTATAGAGTGGTACAGTTTATCGAATATGTAGGGATATAACATTAATTAATAACTGACAATGACAGCAATAGCAACATTATACAAGTGGTTTTCTGACCTAAAAAAACCAAATGGGGCGCAATTCAGAGCTCTTATCGATAGCTTTTTTCACAAGAGCGAGAAAATACCTATGTCCTCTATCGACGGCTTAGATAGAATAATAGAAGGTACTGCCTCTGCTCAGCAACTCCAAAACCACCTCTCCGACACCCACGCTCATCAGGGGCTGTTTGATGGGAAAGTAGACAAAGTAGAAGGCAAGGGACTTTCGTCTAATGATTTTACAAACGATTACAAGCAACAACTTGACACCCTCGAAGATTATGATATTGAACTGGACGAGAGTACTACGGAACTAAAATTCAAAAAAGGTAACAACGTAGTAAGGCGTATACCCCTAATGTTCTTGGACGACGAGGGGACGAAGTTGGTATACAACAGAACGAGCAAGACCTTAGAGCTAAGAGACAAGCGCGATAACCTACTTACCAGTATTCCCGTTAGCCATTTTGTCAGTAACATCCCTACGGATATCGTTGTACAGAATGGGAAGATCAAGTTAATGTCAGGTAGTGAGATTATAGGTGAAAATACAATTTCTTATAACGATTTAGCCGATAAACCCGAATTGAATTATTTACCTTTGAACGGAGGTACAGTAAATGGGGATGTTAGTTTAAATGGGGATTTGTTAGTTAAAGATAAAACAAAAATCCACGTTAGAGATAATGGAAATATTGTTTTTGGAAATAAACCATTTAACGATTTAGTTATAGGTGAATTTAAGGGTATACAATTGTGGGGACAAGGTAATGATAAAGTTGTTTTAGCTAGCGGTGGAGTTACAAATCTTTCAGAACTTAAAAATGAAAATATAAAAGTTGGAGGAAGAAATCTTGTTTTAAGAAGTAAATTAAATGTAACAAATAATAGTTACGGAATAACTTCTATTATGTTATCTGAAGAACCTAAAGTTGGCGAAGAACTGACAATTACTATAAAAGGTGTTTTGGGGGCTGGTAAAAGAGTATTTTCTTTATATAATAGAGGTGGCACTCAAGAGTTATGTATCTTACAAAATAAAGGGAATGGCATATTTCAATCAACATTTAATTGGAGAAACGACACAGTCAATCCTAAACTTCTTGTTATTTTCATTTACGATTCAGGTGTCGTTGTAAATAGTACCATAGAATGGGTAAAGATTGAACGTGGTAACACGCCTACAGATTGGTCACCAGCTCCTGAAGATTTAGCTACCGCCGAAGAGTTAATCCGTAAGATAACCCGCGCGGGGTATGAGGTAGGTGCTGATACAGTTATCCCACAAGCCCAGCAGAATGATACTGTATTCGTTAAGGCAAGTTGTACACTTGGTTTGCAAAATATAGAACATTTGGGTAATACTTCTTTCCGTAAAGTATTTGATGGTGGCTCTATTATTTTTACTTGTGCGGGTAAAAACATTATCTATACTGGTGATAACACTTTTAACGGCAAAAAGGGCAGTACGGCAGTAGTAAGTATATACAATAACGATTGTTACATTGATATAAGAAATATTTAACTATGAAAAACAAAATCATTCAAAACCTTAAAGGCAGTGACAAGCTGCTGCACTCTATGGTTGGCAACGCAATATTTGTTGTTGCATTTATAATAGCTTACCTACTCTACTCACTATGTGCAGCCTTAGCTATGGCTATTGGTGTTGTGTTGTTGGTAGGGCTCGCCAAAGAGTTATACGACAAGTACATTAAGCGTACCTTCATCGACTGGTGGGATATCGTTGCAAGTATCACTCCCTACCCTCTCATTAAATATATTCAGAAATTATGAACGCTATACAATTCTTTCAATGGGGGGCACAAAAAATAAAACCTATAGATATGAGAACTCTATACAATGAGTTGAGTGCTAATATCGAAAATATACGCTTCTCAGCTTGGGATTATAAAGGAGATGGACAAGAAGAAACGGTGCATTCTAATATACAAACAATAGAAGCTATCTTAGAAAAGGGTGTAGTAAAAGAAATTGAACTTACATTTAAAACATTAGGAGAAATAAGCAGAAGTCATTCTTCAGATTTTCTATTTAAGAATTGCCCTTATTTCTACGAATACGTAGGACAAACAAAATGGTTATATGAAGGTAAAGATGTTATCAGATACGATAAACAAAACACCGATAAGTATCCATTTACTCTTGAAACTGTAACAGAAACCTCTAAAGTATATCACACAAACGATTTAATCACCTTAAGAATAACAAAACGATAACAAACCAAATGAAAAAAAGCACCCGCAACATCCGCTACTTAGTTGTTCACTGCTCGGCAACCCCCGAAGGGCGTGAACATACCGCCAAAGACATCGATCTATGGCATCGCCAACGAGGCTTCAACGAAATAGGTTATAACTACATTGTCCGCCTTGACGGTACGGTAGAACTTGGCAGAGATGTAAATAAAATTCCTGCCCACGTAGAAGGACACAATAAGGACAGCATCGGCATTTGCTACGTTGGAGGGATAGATAAAAACACGCTACAGCCTAAAGATACCCGCACAGTGGCACAGAAAGAAGCTTTAAAAAAGCTCCTCACCGAGCTTAAAGCCCTATATCCACAAGCCGAGATTTTAGGACACAGAGACTTCCCAGGAGTAGCCAAAGCTTGTCCGTGTTTTAATGCAAAAGACGAATATAAATCAATTAGCAAATGAGAAAATTAACCCTATTATTATTGGCGTTCCTCGCATTAGTAGGTTGCCGCACTCGCAAGGTCACCTCTACCGAGCAACGTCACGCCCAGAAAGAGCACTTTATCCATTATAAGGATAGTTCACAGCTTTTTGCCTATCAAGCCCATAAAACGGACTTGTCCCACCAATCCGACCAGTCCTTTGAACTCGAACTCGAAACCCTCACCGATAGTGTAGGCAAACCACGTGAACTTATCTACACCCGCATTCGTGACGGCGATAATGAAGTTATAAGAGTACTCAACGGAAAGGTAAAGATTAAAGCTACAAACACCCATTCTAAGAGCCTACAGCAGGCTGACAGTACCCTTTATAATAATTCATACACAAGAACTAAAGCCGAAGTACAAAAACACGCATACACTCAAGTTAAGCAAGTAAGCAAACAAGTGAAAAGTAGCCCCGTAAGGCATACCCTTTGGCTCTTGCTACTACTCGCCTTGTTAGTCTATATATGTTGGAAATACAAGCCGTTTCGGTGGAAGATTTAATAAGAATTTAAACAGCTTTTAAAACACTTTTAAACGGGTAGCACCCGTAGGCAGAAAGGAGGACAACTGCCTTAAAATAAAATGTCCTCCAACCAAATTAAATAACTTCCTACGGTAATTTAATTAAGCACAAAAGCCCACAGTTGGAGGACGAAAGTCTTCTGATTGTGGGTTTTTATGCTTATTACCGTAGGAGTTGCAAAAGTACAACTATTTTTCAAACTACCAAAATTCATAAATTCGTAATACAAAATGAAATCAACATCTAATGTTTGGCAACGTACGCCAATATCCTACTATGGAGGCAAGCAAACAATGTTACCCTATATTTTGCCTCTCATTCCACCTCATAAAGTATATACAGAAGCCTTTTTTGGCGGCGGTGCTGTATTTTGGGCAAAAGAGAAAGCACAAGTGGAAGTTATTAATGATTTCAATGCCAACGTTTACACATTTTACAAAGTTCTACAAAGTAATTTTACCGCGCTAAAAACACTTATAGAAAGCTCTATCGTTAGCCGAGAAGCCTATAAATCAGCCTTAGTGATATATCATTCTCCTTTTGCTTTCAGTGAAGTACATCGCGCTTGGGCTTTTTGGTATACTACTAATTGTGGCTTCTCCTGTCAAGTAGGTAACTGTCGTATTACTACCAATGGTAAGAATGCCATTTGTCTACACAATAAAGTAGACACTTTTACAGAAGTATATTCCGACCGTTTGCGTGGCGTACAAATAGAAAACAATAATGCTACTGAGGTTATTGCTCTACGTGATACACTCGACACCTTTCACTACGTAGATCCTCCATACGTAGGAGCCAAGCAAGGACACTATGGAGGTTATGAGCAAGAGCATTTTAATGAGTTATTAGCAACCTTAGCCACTGTAAAGGGCAAGTTTCTACTTAGTTCCTACCATAACGAGGAACTCTCTAAATACACCCAGCAGCACGGTTGGTATCAAAAGGAAGTCTCCTTACATTTAGGAAGTAGTAACAGCATAGGAAAAAAGCGTATAGAAGTCCTTACAGCAAACTACCCTATATAATAATAGTATAGACAAAAAAACACGGATAAGCACCCTGCCTATCCGTGTTTTTTTATTACCTTTGCCCCATTCAACCCCCGCTCAAAAAATGTACATTTCATTTTGAAAATTGGTACATTTCGTTTTGCGGATTATATTAGTAATGACCTCTTGTGGAGGTTCCCTTTTTGGAGATGACCTCATCAGTAAAGAAGGAATAGACAAAGCCAAAGAGATACTCACCAAAGATCCTTTTGGCGACAAAGAGTTCAATTGGGTAGAACTCAAAACTAAAGAAGCTTTGAATAGCAAATTCGATGAAGTGGCAACCAGCTACTACGATCCAGCTGTTCAAAAAGATGTGAAACAAACTTACAACAGCACTTCTAAATTGGGTGACCCTGAAGCCGACCAAACAGCAAGTATTAGAGCTAATGCAGGCTTAGACAAGGATAAAGAGCGTTTCAAAGTATCCGAAATTCCTTTCGATAAACTTCTATCCGAAGCACAAGACGGTCTTAAATTCTTTAGCGGTTTAGAAGAAACTGCCGAGTATGAAGATTTCAACATAAACGAAATCTCTATGAAAAAAGAAAACGGCAAACTTAAAACCGTCTTCAAAATTGATATGACTAAAAAAGGTGAAAGTTCTTATCGCCGAGGAAGAGAACGTATCACTAACTACTACGAAGTGAGAATTTTCCGCGGTGAAAATGGTGAGTGGGATTTAGTAACTGATTAACTATGAAAAAGATATTCACTTTACTATTTGCTCTTACACTCGTGGCTTGTATGCCAGGCGATAAAGGAGCAAACCTCAACAGCCCCGAAGGACTAAAAGTAACTCAAGAACTTTTGCAAAAAAACTTTGCTAAGTACAATAATATTACGGAAGTTTCGTTTGGAACTAACCGAGGTGTGATAGATATCATCACAGTGAGGTTCAATAAAGGTGAAAAAGACTTCTATGCAAATTATGTTACCTATAACGACCAAGTAAATGAAACTGAAACAGGCTTGTCTTCTAAGCAAGGTCGCACTTTTAGTTTGAGCGAGGTCAATCTATCAATAGTACCTAATTTGATAAAGAAAGCTGAAAGCCTTATTCTAGAAAAAGACAATAAGTTCAATACTTTCCGTATGGATAAGTTGAATTATGAAGTTCAAGAAGATGGTACAGTAGAAGTTTCTTTTGTAATAGATGCCATACACCCCGCTACTTCCTATTACGGAGAACGCAAAGGTGATAAAGGGCATCTCAGTT